CTCTCTCTCCCACCCCTGTTCCAGTACCTTGCAGGCATCATCCCCGACCAGATAAACCCGAGCCTCTGGCATCTCCAGCAACATACGGGCGATCACTGCATCCTGGTGCGGCGTGAATTTGTGCAGCGACGATCCGGCCAATGCCCAGAGAACCGAAAACTCCCCATCCTCAAGGAGACCATTCGCCTCAAGCACCTCACGATCACTCGCCCAAAAAAGAGAAGTTGGAGCGAAGGTGACCTGTGCCAACTCCGCCGTCCACTCATGATAGTTGGCGTTGAGACGCTTCTTGCGCACCTCATGCGGCCACGCATGATTGGCCCGACCGGGCAGAGCCAGCAGATGCCCCTCGATGCTCTCCGAGAGGTTGACGAACTTGTCAAACTCTCGCGCCTGCTCGGCCCAGAACGCCGTCAGTTCCCCGTTGGGAACCTGATCCTTGTCGAGCAGATACCAGTCATCAACATGGGGATCCTCGCGTATCACATCCATCCCCTTCGGCGTCGTCATCACCGTCAGGTGGTATCCCTGCTTTTTCAGCGCCGGGAAGACCAGCGCCGTCTGCAGCATGTCGCCAAAACCACCAAAACGGCAGACACACGCTCTTTTCTGCCCCGGAGAAACCTCCGTCGGACTTGAGAGGTAGCCGACGACAGGACACATATCAACCGGTTCAGGCAACTTGCGATAAACCTCAAAAAGACTGTATTCAATCCCCTCGCCGCGCTCCTCCGCCCGGATCTGTTCCATCCAGAACGGGCCGGCGTCGATCATCTTTGCGATGTCGCCAGGGTAGATATCATGTTTATGGTCGGGGTTTGCCCCAGCCTCCCCGCACCGGGGGTAAAGATTGGCACTCGGGACATAGAGCACCAGATAGCCTCCCGGGCGAATCACCCGGCACCACTCAGCCAGCGCCCGCTCCATGTCGGGCATGTGCTCAAGGACGTGCGACGAAAAGACAAAATCCATCCCACCGCTGGCGATCATGGACAGGCAATCCGCCTCAGCCATCAGGTCTGCCGCCCCTTTGCCAAAATGGTGTCCATTATCGACCCCGATAAAATGCGGGAATGCCTTCTCCATACCGCACCCGATCTCAAGCCCCCTCCCCCGGGTATACCGGGGAAGGAGATACTTGATCTTGCGCGACTCGAACCCTTGCGGCCCGTCAACGCTCCAACTCACTACGCACCCCCGTTGGTCTGCAGCAGCAGCTGGTCATCAACCTCAGAGCCACCACCCTTACCACTGGAAGCCTTGCCACCCTTCTCGGAGGTCTTGGCGGCATCAGAACCAGGCTCCGTGGTGCTCTTATCAGCAGAGATACCGTCGAGCTCTTACTGCAGTCGACGGAGCTCAACATTCGCCGAATCGAGCTGTCCCTGCACCTCCTCTACAAGCGACTCGGCATCTTCACGGGCAGAGCGCACCTGCTGCAACTCTTGCCGCAACGAATCGTTCTCAGCCAGCAAGGCCTTGATCTTTTCCGCATCCCCGGCGCCGGCCGCCGTTGCCGGAATCTCTTTCGGGATCTCGATCGCCTCGAAGCCGTCGAGCTCCACGCCGGAATCGTCGAACTGGATCCCGAACTGTTCAAAACGCGCCGATCCGCTCCCGCCAAAGACCGTCCCGTAAGGGCGGCTCTTATCCAGACGGCGTTTCTCCTGTTTTCCCTTCGCCATAACCACTAACCTCCGCGAAAAGCACCTGCGACTAGCTGTCGCTGCGCGTATCCTTGCCAATCGACGAGCGGCCGGAAAAACCTCGCTCAAGATCGCCGTTCTTGGCGCCGTAGGTGTCGCTTACCCCGCTGCTCACCCCTCGATCAGGCAGATCCTTCCCGTGGCAGGTCCCATCGGGCATTTTCTGGTCTTCCATGCGTTCTCTCCTTGCACGAAAAAGTGGGGGATGGCATCAATGGCCATCCCCCACACCATTAAACATCACGCCGCACTGTCCCATTTGACGATCCGCTCATCTGCGGCCGTCAGACGGTTCTTGGCGAAACCACCCAGGTAGTACCAGGCAACCCCTTGGCTGCGGCCGTAGTCCGTAGGGATCTTCCCGCGGACTTCTTCCGGAACCGCACACCCCTCAGAGGTGGCATCCTCCCCGAAGAAGAAGATCCAGTTCGACTTGCCGTTGGAGAAGCCCGCCTTGGCGACGTTGGTCTGCTCGGCATAGCGGGTATTCTCATAACGGCCGATCTCGCCGTTCAGGATCATCTGGAACCCTTCACGGGTGTACTGATGCACCGACTCGAGATCGTTCTTGAACTGGCGCAGCGTCGTCGGATGGGCAATCGCCATGTAATCGTCGCCGAGATAGGGCGGAATATTCCGCTCCTTCATCAGGTCAACGATCGCTTTGGCATGGTCCTTCCCGAAGGCAACATTGTTGGTGGCGGTCGCGGTGCCGTTAGTGGTCAAGGTAACCGCGTCCGTCGCTGTGCCGCCGGTCGGGACCACCCGCAGCAACGCGGTATTGAACTGCGCATGGGCTCCAATATCGAACGCCTTCTTGGCGTCGTTCTTCAGAGCCTTGTTGACGATGTTTTTCACCGGGATCTCCGACAGGTTGTCGAGCAGACCCGTGTAGGGGACGCTGTTACCGTATTCGGTAATGGTCATGGTCCCCTGCGTTACGGTGAAATTGGTTTCCGGCATGGTGCTGGTCTCCACCAGAACCGTTCCCTGGGACGCAACATCCGAGAAAACGTCCCAATGGAAGAGCTGACCCTTGTTCTTGCCAACAGCATCCTTCAGGTCAGCAAACTGCCGGAACTTGACCAGGGGCTGCACCACGTTGCGCAGCTCCTTGGAGAGATTCTTGGCGCTCATGTAGCCGCCCAAGGTGTTGGTCACCCAAACCTGTCCTGCCATACGAACCTCCTCCCGTCTCACGACGGTAGCTAATGATTGACTGTCCGCCTCCCGGCGGTCGTTACACGGGGAGCCCCCGTGCCTTGCGCATCTCCATGATCACGTCCGAATGACTCTGCTCGGACTGTGACTCACTGGCCGCGGCCCGAGTGCCGGAGGCCACCGGAAGCTGCTCGATCTTCTTTTTGCGCTCCTGCCGCATCTGCAGATCGGACTTCCCAGGATCGGCGGCCTCACCTCTCCCGGAGAATGCCCGAGACACCGCCTCGGCCGTCTGGTTCAGCGCCTCACGGTAGCTGAGTTCCCCAGATTTGACCTTGCCGGCATAGTCCCGCAAATAGATGTAATCGCCGTACTTGCGCTCCTCACCGAAAACGGGATCTCCGTTATCGTCCTCGCCTACAGCATCAAACTCGGGATGATCCTGGACGAACGCATCCCACGTACCTTTGGCCTCGGTTTGGCGCCGTTCCTGGTCGAGCTCCTGCTTGACTCTTCCGACAATCGACCCTTCATCGAAGGATTGCTCAGGGGTAGCAGCACTCTTGCGCCCCTTTCCCAGAACCTTCTTGAGCGCTTCCTTTGCCAGATCGACGTCACCCTCGATCAACGCATCGGTCGCCTGCCCCAGGACCTCATCCATGTCGGCATCATCCTCGTCAGTACCAAGAGCGGCCTGAGCATCGAGCTGAGATTGCAGCTTCCGGTTGGCCTCCTCGAGCTGCGACTGCAACGTTCTCTCCCGTTCGGCCGACGCGCGCAGTCTTCCTTTAGAAGACCGTAGCTCGTTCAGCACCCCATCGAGAGATTTCTCCTCACCCTTCTCCCCTTCCCCGACGCGGATCTTGAACCGGGACGGATTGTCGACAAAAACCGTCTCCTGATCATTCTCCGTAGCCGCAGGTTCGGATCGTTTGGGCTCGGCTGCCTCGCGGTCCTGCTGCTCACGCTGCTCTTCACTGCGTTCGCCAAGCAGCTCCAGCATCTCTTCGCGCTGCGACTTCGGCCGCTGCGCCACTTCTTCCTGTTCGGTTTCCGCGCCACTATGGGTAGCGGCATCCTTCTCCAGGCTCATCTTACGCATCCTCCTCTTTAAGTTGCTTCTCGGCGTACCAACCCTCCTGGATCAGTCCCGCCAGCCAGCCGTCAATATTTTCAGATCGCTTGATCAGGTACTGCAGTTCGACAATCTTCCCCGTGTCATGCGGATCGACCCGTTTGAGCTCCTCGATCGCCCGCTTCTCTTCATCCCGCAAGCGCTCAAGCAGATAGCTTCCAATCGGCCCGGCAATAAACGTCTCCGTCTCGATCCCCAGCTCTACCCGCCCCATCAACTCCTTTGTTCCGTCACCGCTCACGCCGGCCTCCGTTCACTATCTTACTGAACATTTCCACCCAACAAAGAACGACCACCTGTCTCAATCCCAGACATCATTCCCCGTTCGGGGTTAGCCGGAAACCGAGGGTCGGTATTTTTGGGAATCGGACGAGGAGCGACAGGGACTCCCCCCCTCTCATCAGCAGGGAAGATCTCACCGTCATCGAGGTCCTGGAACCCGGCACTCTTGGCGATCGCATCCGCCACCGGCGTCACCCCCGGCACAGAGACCGCCGTCTGAGCCGTACTCATCGCCGAGTAGAGCGCTTCCACCCTGCGGTTCGTCGCTTCGACCTGCTGCAGAATTTTCTTC